GGTACCATCATTGAGTGCTTGTTCTATGAAAGCGCCTGTTGGTTCATTGTTTGCTTCATATCTTTCTGTGTAAAAAATATTTCCTACTGGTGCAAAAGCCACATCAAAACCTGCACCAAAGTTTACACCACCTGCTTGTGTACTGGCAATGATTGAAAATTCACCTTGGTCAATACCTGTGATATCATAATTAAACACACTGGTGATCAAACTGTTTGCTTCACCTAGGGCAGTGTTTGCAGTAACAGCCGCATTTGCAACACTTGTGTTGTTAGGAGGTCTATCTTCTATTTGTGTACCTGGTGCTAAGTCACCTTGATCAGTTGGTGATATAAATCCACCTGGATTTAGTGGCAATGTGCCAGTACTTGCATGTTGTGTGGTTGCACCTGTTTGACTGTTTTTACCATATATATCATTGATAATTATGCCTGTGTAATCAGGTGAATTATATTTGGTACTACCAAAACCATTTGTGGGAATACCCACATTGAATACTGTGCCATCTGTGGGGAACATTGGTATGCCCAGTGTGGGATCAAAAGGTGCTGGTATGGTTATAATTGTGTTTGCCACAGTGTTTGCTGTATTTGTGCTGTTGGCATCTACAACTGGTGTAACATCTACCACTATCTCATCCAGCAACACATTAGAATCAAAGTTAATTGGCAAGTTAATAAATGGATTGTTTGGAGGTATAAAGCCTGGGAATGTAGGCCAATCAATGTTGCCCCAATCCACATTGCCAATAATATTACCACCATCATCAACAATATTTGCATTTGCATCATTTGGATCATCAATGATCACAATGTTACCAATATTGATGTTTGAATTACCTATGCTGGTCCACCATCCTGGTATGCCTGTGGCATTTGTTTCACCTTGACTGCTCACAGTGTTGTGTGTGTACACATCATCTGAATATTCCAACAACAGCAATTTACATTTCAGTGTGCCATCTGCATCTTCTATTTCAGTGGTTCTCATCACTCTGAACAATTTGTCAGTGAATGCATATCTGCTATTGGTTACTTTTACAACATCACCTACATCTACTTGTATTGCACTATAATCTGCTTCAAATTCCAACACCATACTGGTTCTACTTTGACGCAGGTCAATGTTTGCTAAATTGTATACTCTGCTGTAATCATTAACTAGATCATATCTGGTGTTTAATGGATTGTCTGGTTCATTGGCATTTCTATCACCTGCAGGAGTATCCACTATGACCACATTGGTTTGGTCTTTTTTGTTTACTTCTGGATATTCTGCTTCTATGCTGTTGTATAAACTGTACAGTTCTGTGGTACTTACACCTATTTTACCAATTATGTTGTCATCATTAAATTGGAAAGCCGCACTCTTTTCTGCTGTTGTGGCTGCCCTGTTAGGTTGTACTCTGAACTTACCTTGTTTGGGGTCATAGGTAAAGAAGGCTGAACAACTTTGGCACAATTTGTCAATGTTGCTTTTAACAGGTTGATATGTTGATAACATACCATCAATTTGCCATCTATCATGTGTTGTTGTGACATTTGCTGGTGTTATGTAATCTACTTGTGCTGTTGAATAGTCATACAAGTCATCAAAACTTGTGGTAACAAGATCTGTGCTACTGAGTCCTGCACCATATCTGTCATTTTGCAAATAGTCTAACAACACATTGCTGGGTTCACTCAAACTGTTTGTAATATCAAAAGTCAATACACCAAAGTCTGTGAGACCATTTTCTGGATCATAATCTATTTCAAACACAGCATACACAAGGTCTTCATAATTTGTGTTTGCAGTGATTGTGGGCATCAGTGTTTGAGCCGCAACTTTCAATCCTAATGGAGGGAATATTTGGTTACTGGCTGTTTGGGCATTACCTGCATACACTCTCAATCTCATTTTGCCATTTACATTGTTAGATGTTGTGGCATTTGGATCTGTTATGCTGATCACATTTGGTGAACTTGTACCACTATAACCTCCAGTGAAGTTAAGTGTACTGTCTCCTCTGTACACTTTGTTCAGCGTGTATGTGCCTGAATCTGTTTTCTCACCAATAATACACATGTACACCATGGTGTTGTTTTGGTTTTTGATTTGTGCATCTGTGATTATAGAGCCAGTGTTGTTTCTACCATAAAAAACAGGTATTTTGTTGTCTGTAGCAGGAGGTAACTGTACTTTAACACCTGGATCTCTAACACCACCTGCACTGGGGGCGTCAAATACACCTGTGACTTTGGCAGTTGCCAACATCAATCCTGTGGATATAAGTCCTGTTGCAATAACACCTGCAGTAGTAAGTGCTCCTGTGGCTGTGACAAGTGCAATACTACCTATGGATCCAATTGCAGTTGTAATTGCTGTTGCTATTGCTGTGAAAACTGCCATACTCTATGCTCCTTCAAACACATAATTGTGTTCTACTTTGTTCCAACCTCTTTTTTCAAGGTCAAAGTCTGGTGAAATCTCCATCAGTGTGAGCATAAATTCATCTATCACCCCATGTTTTTTCATTTTTTCACCATATTCTATGTATTTTTTCAATAATTTGTAACCCAATGTGCTACTTCTTGCAGGAGGTTCAACCCACCATGCCATTTCTCTTAACACTTTGACATGTGGTAACCATGGATCTTGATTTATGTGTGCAATCAACATGCCCTCTATGTTGCCTTGATATTCACCTACTATGATTACACCATTACTCATTATGCTACACAACAATTTTCTCACATATTGATCATCATATTGTGGATTATGGTGTGCTTCCATAGGAGATGAATTGGCAAAGTTAATCATCATCTCCATTATTCTATCAAAATCCTGTATACCTGCTCTTCTAATCATATCTCTATCTTAATTGTTGGTTGCGGCCTCCACCACCACCTCTGTCTCTGTTTCCACCACCTCTGCCACCACCACCTTGGTAACCACCTCCACCTGAGTATTCTTTACCAAAGTCAAAGTTCACACCCATTAGGTCTGGTACTCTGTCAAATGTTTGGTCACCTGGATAGTATTTGTTTCTATCTGCAGGGTTGGTTCTTTGGCCTGCTATTTTGTTCTCCAAAATTGTGTTTATACTTGCACAACTTACTGAAATAGTGTTAGTGTCATTGCCTTCCAATATGTCAAAGTCTTCTTCTACCACAAAGTTAGTGATAACACCTTTGAATCTCTGATACACATTTGCACTGTCCAATGTGTAATCATCATTGAAAAATGCTCTGTACACACTGGCAACACCACCTTTGATTGGTGTGGTCAATATGTCACTTAAATATGTTGCTTCTACACCACTGAGGCTGATTGCTAAATCACCATTTGTGGTTTTGATGTCTTCTGCCATTTCTCCTACTTGTAGAAAACTGCCCAACTGCTGATATGTGTTACCTGAATAAGTTACTTCTTGGAAAGCACTTGATATGTAGTACACATTGCCATCTAGATCTAGATCTATCAGCACAGCATGTTTGATGTTGTTGTCTTGTACTGGAGTTATGGTTGTTGCCATTATTCAATTACCTCAATCAGTTCAAAATCACTGTTAAATTGTATTCTGTCATGTGGTATAATGGTGTATGTGGGTTTTCTAACCATTTTAACAAACCATTGTACATCTGATCCCACTGCAATGTTTCTTGCACTTTGACTGAAGCCACTTTGATCTATAACTGCTCTATGCACAGGTATACGCAATGTTGTGCTCACACTGTATGTGACATCTTCTGTTACTTGATAAGGATATCTACCATTTGTTGGTCCTACTTGAATAAAATCACCTTTCTTGAACAGATTACCCACAGGAGAACCTGTAACACTATTGGTGTTCAAATAGATGTTTGCACCACTAAATGGTGTAACACTGGCTGTGACTATTTGACCAATTTGGCTACTGGTTAAATCACCTTGATATGCTGTTACATAACCCAATGCAGTGTTTGTGCTACCAATGTCAACTTCTTCTTCAATGGTTTTGTCTAATCTGTCTAATTCTTCTAGTAAACCTCTGTTGGTGCTGTATTTTAGACCACTATGCATGCCTATGATAAATCTGTATGGCACAGCACTGGCTACTTCTGCTGTTTTAATTCTACCACTTCTACTCAGAGTTTGAGCAGCCAACTTGGTCTTATCCACAGTGATAAACTGTGCATTGTCTATGATTGTTTGTATGCTCATCTTGGCATCCTCCTAGCACCACTTTGTGTTAAGTTAAAAAGATATTCTGGATCTCTGGCTAGTGCTTGTCTAAAGCTCTGTGTATCCACAGCACTGATGTTGTATATGTTGGTCACACCACCCATTGCACCATTTGGCACTATGTCTCCACTGCTACCTCTAGGCACAAACAGCTCTGGTCCTTTTTCACCTACAATGTATGGCTTGTTTTTCATTACAGGACCACCTCTTTCTCTGCCAAACAGTTTGCCAAAGAATGAACCACCAAAGTTCATACCACTCACTGAGCCTCCTGCTCCAAACTGTATGCCAAACAAACTGCTGAGAATTGGTTGTATCACCATTAATCTCAGTGTGTCTGCAATAATTTGTGT